ATCGGCGTGACGGCGGGCGGCTTTCTCAGCTACGACGACATCCCGAAATTGAAAGAGGTCGGCATCGTGCAGTTCTTCCCCATGGGCACGACGATCCAGGAGCTCATCGACTGGGCCCGTGCCAACATCAAGCAAACGCACTGAAAACAGGGGAAAGGGTACAGTGAGGGCCCTTGCCGAAACGGCGAGGGCCTCGTTTTTCTTGCCTGAACCCTGTCACTGCGGCTGCTGGATGGCGGAGAGCTTCCAGGCGTTCCTCCCGACGGGACGCGTGAACGTCCAGTACTCCTCGAACTTCACGGGCTCCGTCCGGCTTCCGGAGAGCACCTCCCCGGTCGACTCGTCGATCGTGTAGTCCAGCAGGTTGGCGTAGAACTTCACCGTGATGTAGTCCTGTCCCGACTCCTGCCAGGCTTCCGTGATGTCCACGGATCGCACGGCGATGTTGTCCAGCCGGTTGATCTTCCTCTCGGCCTTCAGCTTCCGGGCGTCCTCCGACAGAATCCCGTGCATCTCGTCGGTCAGAACGTCCCTCACCGTCGTCATGTCGCGGTTGGCCCAGGCGCCCTGCACCCGGAAGAAAACATCCATGCAGGCGTCGGTGAAGTCCTTTTCGTCGAAGCCCGCGTCCATCTGGCGGACGTGCGAGATCCCGCGCTCCACATCGCTGTTCTCGGCCGCGGGGCCGCCCATCGGAGGCGTGTAGCCCGGGGTTGCGGTTCCCGCGGAGCCGCTCTGGGCGTAGGCGCCCACTGTGGGGGGTAATGTAATTTGAGACAAAGTGACTTTAGGGTGAAAGGTGTGGGATATGCCGGGATATCACGGGCTTAGGTGGTATTTTGGGATTTTTTTGTCGCCGCGTGAGTTTTGGCATGACCCCCTATATAGCGTAATGAAATCGGCGACAATATAAGAGTCCATCTCGGCCGAGGCTAGATTGGTTATGCTCATCGGAGTTTCAACCGTTTTTCCATCTGCTGCGTATACCACCAGTCGTATTTTTTGACCTTTATATCTACTTCTTCTTCAGGGGTGTTGTCACGCAACACTACGATCTGATTGTCTATTTTTGCTATTTCGCGAAAAATCTTGTATTCCTGAATGTTATCTGTCTGGACAGATCCGAAGACGATCTCCACGCCCATCACATTGCCTTCCAGGTAATTTGTCCATATTTGAACGACAATTTCATGATCCGATGAAGAGGCATAGCCATAACAGTCAGCCTTTGGGGTCGGATGCTCTGCCCTGGTTTTTTTCATCATTACGTAGCTTTGAAGCTCGTTGACGACGTCGTCGACGGTGAGGTCGCATTTGCTGTATCGCAAGTTCATTGCCGATGCTTCAGCGGCGGCCCCGACAATAGCCAAGGCTGGGCTTGCGGCAGCTCCTGCCACAAATACCGCAGTTGTTCCTGGGTGGTAGGGTTCGAATTTATAGCACCTCTTCCCCTGGAACCTTTCGTCCAGGGCTTTACAAGCGCTTCCTTCCTTTGTGACGATTGTTTTTCCGGCGCAGCCGGCAAGTCCTGCCAAACACAAAATAATCGCGCACAAGATAGCCCGCCTCATCTTATCTCTCCAACTCCCTTCCGAACCAGATGACCTTACCTTTGATCTTGACTTGGTCGGCGTCTGCCTCGGTGATCGAGTACTTCGAGTTATCGCTGATGATCTTCACCTTCTTTGCCGGGTATTCAGCCTGAAGGCGCTTGATCATGATGACGTCGTCGATGGCGATTGCGTAGATTCCACCCTGAGGATCAAAATAGTTGCGACTGCGGTCGATGAGCACTAGATCGCCGGATAGCAGCGTGGGCTCCATGCTGTCGCCGCTGACCTTGATCAGGAGCATGTATTCGGGTTTTCCCTTCCGGGTTATCCAGTCCCGCCGAAATGCGATCTGTGTTTTTATCGTAGGTTCCGGCACCAAACCATTACCGGCACTGATCCGGCCGTTAATCTGCGGAATGTAAACAAAATCGCTCTGCTCATTTTCTTCAATAAAAAGTTCATCGGGCCCGCAAACCTCAGGATACTTTTCCCGGGCACCGGGGAAGGGCTCACCCATTCCTTCTAATATCCACTTTGAAGAGTAATTATAATGCTTTACCAAGCCCTCTAGTGCTGAGCTTTTTATCGACGCTGCCCCTTTCCTGTACGCAATCACAGTATTTTTATTGATGCCCAATTTTTGACCAAGAAGAGCGTCCGAAATTTTGACTTCGGACTGAATATTATTGATCGCCCAAGCTATTCGCCTTCTCAAATCCATAGATAATAGGCCTTTTCTCTGTTCGCACTTTCGTCAGTAAGTGCGAACCAAAGTGCGAATCAGTTCGCACTTCGGCATATATCCAATAATATCAAGCTATTTCTATTTTTTTTGAACTGATCGGTCAATAATAAACCGCGAACAGCTTTTTTTTGTTGACAAGGTTAATATTTGACTGTATAAGGCCTATCTAGAATTAAAACGGATTTAGAGCCATCGAAACAGGAACATCCATGACTACAGCGAAGATCCAGTACCTGCTCAAAAGGAACGGGCTGACGCAGAAGGCCCTGGCCCAGCGGATCGGTGTCTGCGAGATGACCGTTTCGCGGGTCATCAACAAGATGACCATCTCCGACCGAGTCATGCGTGCCGTGGCCGAGGCCATCGAGCGGCCCGTGCAAAAGGTGTTTCCCGAGTATTACCTGCAGCCGCCGAAGCGGCGGCATTCAAAGGCGGGAGCATTTTAGGTTTATCAATAAACCAATCGGCGGGGCGAGTCAATGTCTAAAAAGCGCAAATTATTCGATGAAAATCAGGCCGCCTTCGATTTCGACGCCGCCATCGACTCCTATGAGAAACTGCGCGGCGAGATCCTGGGGGCCAACCACGAGACTGTAACGGCCATCGAGAGCTACAGCGAGGCCTGCATCGAGATCGCGGCGGCCATCAAGCGGGCGATCCGCCGCAGCGGGATGAGCCGCGAGGCCGTCCTGGACGGGATCAACGCCTTCTTTTTCGACTGGATGGGCGAGAGCAAGAAGCGGCTCTCCATCCACATGTTCAACCATTACCTCTCGAAGCCCTGCGAGTACCCCATCCCGGCGGCGATGCTTTTTGCCGTGTTGCGAGTGACCGGATCGCTCGAGCCCGTGCGGCCACTGGTGGAGGCCGAGGGCGGTCGGGTGATCACGGGCGACGAGGTTCGGAAGCTCGCCCTGGGCAAGATCGACGATGCGATTATCGAGATGCAGAAGCTCAAGCGGGAGATCCGCGGGACCCGGAAATAGGTCCCTCTATATATAAGGAAGGGACGCGGAGGAGCGTCCGAAGAATTCCACGGGGCTGAACAAAGCGAGGAGAAGGAGATGCACCCGAAAGCCCATCGCAGCGCCGACGTTGCGGACCGGTTCGCAGATCGTACTATCGGAACCCTGGAGAGGATAGCCGAGAGCCGCTGGCTCGACCGGTTTTCGATCATCGCGATCTCATTTACCGTCGGATACCTCGCCGGCTACCTGCAGTTCAAGCTCCAGTAGCGCCTGCCGGTGGTTCGACATGGACGGTTATCTTACTGCAAAGGAAATTGCCGCGGTCATGGGCGTGACCGTCAGGCGCGTCCAAGTCAGGGCCCTCAAGGAACACTGGCCCTTCACGGAGGAGAAGGGCCGGGGGGGTTCCCTCCGAAAATACCGCATTCCCGACCTCCCGCCCGACATCCAGGAAGCCATTATATATAAGGAAGGGGTAAAGCCCGAGCTTCTCCCCGCGCTGGCCCCATCGGCGGCAGCCAGGGCCCTGGAGAAACTCTCCCCGATCGAGCTGCCCTCCATGACGGAGGCCGCCTCCGGGATGCGCGCCGCCTGGACACCCGAGACGGCCATCTCCGAGAAGGACCTCCGCGATCCCCGCGTGAGGCGGATCCTCGCGATCATCCGCGAGGCCGAGGCGATGCCCAGGACCTGGACCCAAGGACGGCGCCGCTGGATCGAAAGCATCGCTGCCCGCCACGATTGCTCCTTTCAGGCCGTCTACCGCTGGATGAAGAAGTACGAGAAACGCGGCATCGCCGGGATCGTCCACACCAAGGCCACCCGGGAGCAGCCCCGGGCCTGGACGCCCGAGGCCGTCGACTTCTGGATCGGCCTTGTCCTCAAGAAAGAGCACCGCAAGATCGACCTCCGTGCCCTCTACACGGATGCCCTCGTCATCGAGGCGCAGCGCCGCGGCTGGAAGATCGGAACCTACGAATCGGCCCGCTGGTGGTACGACAGGCGCGTCACCCCGCAGCTCCTGGCGCTGCAGAATGGCGGTCTGCGGGCCCTGGACAACGTCCTGCCGCCCGTCCTGCGCGATTACTCCGACCTGCAGCCCTTCGAGATGCTCGTGGGCGATCAGCACCGCTTCGACTTCTGGGTCGTCGACGACGACACGGGCGAGGTCTTCCGCCCCGAGGGCTACTTCTGGCAGGACCTGCGCACCCGGATCATTTACGGGGCCGCCATCGATCACCGCTACGACGCCTGGCTCATCGGTCTTGCCCTTCGGGTCGGGATCGCCATCTTCGGGGCCTTCGGCAGCATCTACACCGACAACGGCCGCCCCGAGCTCTCCCGCTACCTCGCGGGGATCCTGGCCGACATGCGCGCCCTGGGGCTCGAGTGGGAGCGCACCCTCGATGTCCCCGTCGACGTCCTGGACGTCGAGGCCGAGGACGTCCACCCCGCCGTCATCGTGCCCGGCACCCACCGCAAGGCCATTGTGAAGAATGCCAAGGCCAAGATGATCGAGGGCACCTTCAACCGCATCGAGCAGATCCTGCGCAGCCGCTTCCGCCTGGCGGGAAGCGTCAAGCGCCTCACCGATGACATCCACCACCAGGACGTCGACCACTCCGAGGCCCAGGCCCTGGCCAAGGCCGGCAAGCTGCCGCTCTTCTCGGAGTTTGCGCTGGCCCTGTACCGGGCCTGCGACTTCTACAACCGTCAAAAGCCCCACCGCGGCGTGCTCTCTGAGTGGGCCTGGACGCCCAAACCCAAGGAGGTCACCCCCTTTGACTGCCTGCGAGCCTGCTACGAGAACGGCTGGCGTCCCCGAGACGTCTCGAGCCGGGCGGCGGATCTGCTTTTCCTCGAGAAGGATCGCCGCACGGTCAACCTGGGGCGCATCCAGTACAAAGGCGACGTCTTCGAGCACGAGGCCCTGCTCACGCTGAACGGTCAGAAGGTGGACATCCGCGTCAACCGCCTCTCCGACGAGGGCCTCATCGTCTTTCACCGGGGGCAGTACCTTTGCCTGGCCACCCCTGTCGAGTACTCCTCCATGAAGGACCGGGACCTCGCGGCCCGCAAGATCATCGAGAAACGCCAGCGCCGCAGTCGCTTCGCCGAGGAATACCGCCGGATCACGGCGGGCATCCCAGATCTGAGAACCTACTCGGAGGTGCCCCGGGCCGAGAAGGTGGCGGCCCTCATCGAGTCCGACAAGCGCAGGATCGCAAAGGAGCGCCAGGAGTTTTCCCGGACGCTCTCCCCCGAGGAGCTGGAGGCGGGCGTGAAGCGGCTCGAGGCCGCCCAGGGGCATCAGCCCGCAAGAAAAAAGCCCCTGCCTGTGCGGCCCGGCTTCTTCCTCGACGATTTCTCGCGCTACGAGTGGTGCATCAAGTACACGGCGGCAGGCGGCGAGCTCCCGGCCGACGACTGCGCCTGGAAGGCGGCCTACGAGGCCCGCATGAGCCCCGAGCAGCTCGATTACTGGAAGACCGTTCAGGAATACGGCGAATAGCATCCCCTACACATAGGAGGAGGGAATGAGAAACGAGTTCATCGAAACGGCCAACGTCAACAAGTTCAACCAGATCTGCCAGGAGCTCGAGGACCCGGCAAGCCTCGTGGGGCCCTCGCTTGCGATGGTGACGGGCCCGGCCGGGCGCGGCAAGTCCGAGGCGGCCAAGCACTTCGCCGTCCACCACGGCGCCGTCTACATCCCGCCGCTCAACACCCGCACCCCCGCGATGGTGCTCCGCGAGATCGTCTTCGAGCTCGCCAAGGTCCGACCCATCCGATCCGAGAGTTGCCTCACCATTATCGGTGAGGAGATGGCCAAGGAGCGGCGCCTGATCATCATCGACGAGGCGGATCTGCTGCCCATGCAGATTCTGGAGATGCTCCGCAATCTGAATGAGCGCTTCGCCTGCCCGGTCATGCTCATCGGCGAGGACGAGCTCAAGGGCAAGATCGAGAGCCGCCGGAGGCTCTCGAGCCGCATCCGCAGGCGCCTGGAGTTCTCGCCGGTCACCCAGTCCGACATCGGCTTTTTCTTCAAGCGCTGCCTGGATCTCAAGCTCACCCCCGAGATGACGGCCCTCATCCAGAAGCACGGCCGGGGAGACTGGCGCCCCGTGCTTACGGCCGCCCTGGCCATCGAGCGGGCCATCAAGGCCTCCAACATCACCGAGTGCAGCCTGGAGCTAGTGAAGGATGTCACGAAGCATACCTAAGACGGGCCTGGCGGGAAGGATGCGGGCCTGGATGTCCGGCCGCGAGGGGCGCTTTGCCCTCCGGGAGCTCTACGAGGCCCTCGGCATCCCTCCGGGGCTTCCGCGCGAGCGGGCCGCCCGGGATCTCAGGGACTTCGTCCGCCGCGGCGAGGTAATCCGCGACAACGACGGCCGATGCAACGGCAACCGCTACCGCTACGTCGGAATGTCTGTGAAGCCGGCAGCGGGGCTCCGGGCAAGGATCCTCAAGGCTATGTACCTTTCGTCGCGCTTTGCCCTGTCGGACATCGTCAGGCTCTCCGGGGCCCCGGATCGCAATTACGTGCACAAGATCGCCAGACCGCTCCGAAAGGGCGGCTACATCCAGGCCGTGGGGCGCAGGCTCTGCGCCCACGGCGCAGGGGCCGAGGCGGTCTACTACATCCCCGACCGGGACCGCTTCCGCCTGGAGGTGATCGGATGAAACTCATCCAGGGCAAGGGAAAACCCGTCCAGGACACGCAGCGGCGCGAGCGAAACGGCCTGCTGGCCAAGATCCACGTGGCCAAGAAACAACTCGGCCTCTCCGACGACCAGTACGAAGCCGTCCTGAGGGGCTTCCAGGTGACGAGCGCCAAGGAGATGACGATCCCGCAGCTCGAACTGCTCGTGAAGTACTTCTGCAACCTGGGCTTCCGGCCCATCCGGGCCCGGTGGCTCAAGCCGCCCGAGGAGCGTCATTCCGACGATCAGGTCATTGCGCTGTGGCAGCGGGCCCGGGAGATCGCCGCGGACCTGCCGGGCGGAACGGCCCGCCTGCAGGGCCTGGTGAAGAAGATCTGCGGCGTGGCGGTTCTGGAATGGTGCCGCGACGAGGACAAGCTCGAGCGGCTTCTCAAGGTATTGGGCGAGATCCGGGAAAGAGGGGATCAATGATGCACACCGAAGTCGAATGCATGGTGGCCGCCGCACGGCTGGGCCTCAAGTTCAACGGCATGCAGGAACGCCCCCGCGGGCCTGCAGTGCCGCTGTTTACGGATTCGCTGGAGACCGGGACGACGTTTGCCCAGCGCCCCGGAGAGACCCTCCAGGAGGCTCTGGAACGAGCCCGGGCGCGATTCGTTGCGAAGGAACGGTAAGCAGCCGCCGCGCGCCGAGGCGGCCCCTCCCGGAGGTGCGACCGGGACAGTATCGGCGCCTACCTTCCCTCCTTGAGGGCTCCCGCATCGGGCGGGAGCCCCGAGGGGGACGGGGAAACAACAACATCGCACGGACAGGACCGAACGATGGGACCGCTCAATGATTTTTTCCACGGCTATATGGCCGGCACTGCGTCCGGGATGGCGGGGCAGGTTCCCTTTTCGGTCCTCGGGTACGCCGTGGGCCTCGTGCTCGTGATCGGGACGGGGGCGTGCCTCGCCCTGGGCGGTCTTTGGCTTGTGTGGCGCGGCGGCTGCCGCATCGCCGGGATAATCAGGAGGATCGGATCATGAAGAAAACGAATGCGGGAGCGACGGATGTCTGGCGCTCGAGGCTGCTGGCCGAGCTGTCCCGCCACGTGGGCGAGATCAACGCCATCGGGATGGCAGAGCTCTACGAGGCCGTCTTCGGGACGACCTGGCGGCACCGGATCAACGACACCAAGCGGTTGCGCGAGCTGGTCACCGAGATGCGCAACGAGGGCATCCCGATCTGCTCGGTCCCGTCGAACACCGGCGGCGGGTACTACCTCGCCGCGGCGGGCAGCGAGCTGAAGAACTACACCGAGCGCGACAAGAAGCGGGCGCTCCGGATCCTGTCCCGCGTCTCGCGGATCGAGAGGATCTCGCTGCCCGAGCTCCTGGGGCAGATGCGGCTGCGCATGGAGGGCTGCGATGCAAACGAGATCGCCTGAAGCGCAGGCCGATTCCCTGTTGGCCGATATCCGGGTCCTCGGTGAGCTCATTGCCGCTCTCGAGGCGGAAGTGCAGGCGAAGATCGCGGCGCTCACGGCCGAATACGAGGAAAAACTCGCCCCCCGGCGGCTGCTGCTTGCCAGCGCCGACAAGGCCCTCACGGGCCTCATGAAGGCCGAAAAGAAGACCCTCTTTGCCGGCGGCGACGTCGTGAAGCTGCCCAACGGAAGCCTCGTCCGCGAGCAGGGCTACCGGGTCACGATTCCCCGCGACGCCCTGGGCCAGTGCGAGAAGCTCGGTTTTGCCGAGGTCATCAAGATCGCCAAGAGCCTCGACCGCGAGGCCATCGAGAAGTGGGCCGACGAGCGGCTCTTCCTCATCGGGGCCGAAAGGAAACCGGCGACAAAATACAGCTACGAGGTGAAGGCGCGGTGAGGCCGGCCATGAAATCCGACGATCGGATCTATCGAAACACGCCGGAGCTGTACGCCCGGTACATGCGGGCGAACCCTTTGTATTTCGAGGGGTTGTTCCGAATGCCGGTCAACGAGCGGAACATCGAAAGAGCCGTGGAGATGATGTTCCCGGGGTGGAAGGCGCCGGCTGCGATTGGGAAGAAGATCCGCTCCGGGCAGCTGAGGCGGTGGAGAAAGCACAAGGCCGGCCCGAACGTGCAGGAAATGGCTCCCGTGGGCCCTGATCGCGGGGCGACGGAAACGGGCACCGTCCGGCTGATGACGGGCGGTGAGGTGGACAGAATAAGCTTTGACCGCCTGCGGCGGATGATCGAAAAGATCGAGTCCCTCGGCTACCAGGTCACCCTCTCGCTTTCGATAGCCGTCGAAACACGGCCATGAAGACCTACCGGCTCAAAAACGGCGGCGTGTCGGATGCTGTGAGCGACATACCTCATCCGACAGGGCTTACGCAGAAGGAATTCGACTGGCTCACGAAGCTCGGTCCTGCCGTGGACCAGCACTTGGACGAGCTGACGGGGTTCGAGCAAACGTTCGCGGAGGCCGTTCTGGAGCGGTTTCGACGGTACGGCATCAGAACCCTGGTCAGCAAGCGGCAGTGGGAAATCATCGCGGGGATCTCCGAGAAGGTGCTGTAAGGGGGAGGGTCAAATGGCGGAGCATGTCGTGATCGAAAAGCACGTCCACGAGCGCCTTCTGAGGCGTTCAAGAGGTCTTACAAAAACGCGGATATTTTGTGCAGCAATGATTGTCCTCTTCACCGCGCTGCTCCTGGCAGTCTCCTGGCAGCGAGGGGCGATGAAGGCAAACAAGCCGCCCATCCCGGTGCCCGTGGTCCGGGTGCTGTGATGTAAGGACGGAGTGATGACCGATAATTGTTGCCCGACTTGCGGCAGGCCTTACGAAGTGCCGAAAAGAATATGTGCCAAATGCGGGAAGCAGATTAAACGTGGCCATAAATGGCACCTCGTAGACGGAAAAATACAACACCGAGAATGTGAAAACCCGTCGAGCTATGTGGTGCTGAAATAGATGAAATTCAACTGCCCCTATTGCCGGAAGGAGTGTGACTTCATGGAGATCCAGGCGGAGAGCGACATCCTGGCCATCATCCGAATGATGCCCCTGTTCGGAAAGCAGGCGCACCTGGTCTCGGGCTACTGCATGCTCTTCGGGATCTCGCCGCTGAAGATCAAGGCGAAGAAGTTCCGGCTGCTCCTCGAGGAGATGAAAGCGCTCTTCGAACAGGAGCGCTTCACGTATCAAAAGAAGGTTTACCGGATCAGCGCCGCCGGCATCGTGCGGGCGCTGGACGTCACCGTGAAGAAGAATTTCGACTCCTGCCTGGAGAACCACAACTACCTCAAGAAGGTCATGATCGGCATCGCCGAGGAAGAGGCCCGGGAAGCCGGGAAAGCCGCCGAGAAGGGCCTCCGGGCGCGCGAGGAGCGGCTCAGGGAGGGCAAACGGGAGGAGCCTGGACAAAGGACGCCCGACGGCGATGAGGCCAACAAGAAGCGGGTGCAGGACCTGCTGAAACAAATCGGGTGAAGGAGGGGGACATGGAAGGATTTCTGTGGGGTCTCATTGTGGGGCTGTTCGTCGGGGCGCCTGTCGGAGCCGGTGTGATCTGCCTGTGCGTGATCGCACGCAGGGCGGATGATGCGATGGAGGATAACCGAATCCTGGAGCATGAAAAGCTCGCCGAGATGGACCTGCCGGCCGGGAGATGCTAGGGCATGGAAACTTCCGTTCGCGATGAGATACTTCTGGAGTGCCCCGTCTGCCACGTGCCCAAGGTTTTCATCGACGGGAATATCGACATAACCGGCCAGCTCGGGTTCATCTGCAACAGCCCAAAATGCAAGGGCAAAAAGAGATATATCAATAGGAATGAATTGAAAAAAATCATTGAATCCAAACAGGGGAGATAGTATAAGAAAATCTCGAATTTGAGCGCTTACCCTGAGTGGAGTGCCCCTGGGTGGGCCCCCCTTCGATCGAAGGGGGAGCGCAGATGCGAGGCCCTGAGCGGCCGTTGGTCTTGAAAGACCGGCGGCCGTTTTTTATTTGCGGCCTGGATATAACGATGCTCGACCGCCTCAACAACTTCGAATACGCCTTCGCGCAGACCTTCGAGCTGGAGCGTGGATACGTTCCGCACAGCGACGCCGACCCGGAGACTAACGACGGGATCACCGCCGACACCTTCCGGGAGGCGCGGCGCCGCGGGATCGTCTCCGGCGTCGAGGATCTGCGCGACCTCACCTTCGAGCAGAAAAAGACGATCATCCGCATCATGTGGTGGATGGAGATGCGCCTGGGCGAGCTCAACGACCGGGACATCGCCGCCGAGCTGCTCGACACGGGCGTCAACATGGGGCAGGGCGCGGCGGCCCTGATCGCGCAGAAGGCCTGCAACTACCTGGGCGATCGCCTCTCCGAGGACGGGATCCTCGGAGAGGCCACCCTGGAGGCCCTGAACCGCTGGAGCGCGAAGGACAAGCGGGCCCTGTTCGTCTGCCTCAACGGCTTCCAGTTCATGCGCTACGTGGCGATTACCGCGAAGAAGGCGGGCAAACGAAAATTCGCCCGCGGCTGGACCCGGCGGATCCAGCAGTACCGCGAGGAGACCGTCATTGTGACGAATTCTCCCGCGCAGGTCGAGAAACCATGAAGCGGCGGATCTGCAAGAACTGCAAACACCGCAAGGAAAACCGCTGTCACGCGCATCTCGCGCAGCGCTTCCGCGTGACAAGAAACGACCGCTGCCGGCGGCCCGAGAAATTCGAGGCGAAGAAATGATCGAGCTGCAGCCCGGCGACTGCTTCGTCGTGAAAACCGATTCCTGGGCGGCCGGGGCCATCAACTGGGGCCAGGCCCTCTGGGCGCACGACAACCGCGCGGAGTTCAACCACGCGGGCATCGTCGTTTCCGCCGACGGGACCACCTTTGAGAGCCTGAAGCGAATCGGCCACTACTCCCTCGGCCAGTACGCCGGCAGTCGGATCCTGATCGTACGCTACGCAGAGATGACCCTGGAGCGCTTCTGGTTCGGCTATGGCCAGGTCAAGCGCTACGATGGCCGGCTCTACCCCTTCTGGCGGCTGCCGCTGCACCTGGTCAACCTGGCCAAGTTCATTCACTGGTCCTTCCCCGTGTGCTCGGAGCTCGTGGGCCGGTTTCTCAATGCCGCCGGGATCACGCCCAACACAGGATGGGGGACCACACCTGACGACTGGGCGGATCTGTGGCGGGAGTTCATCCGCAACGAGGCACGGAAGGTCACGGTCGTCTGCGACGGGATTTTGACGCCATGAGAAATGGGCGAGGGATTCATCGTCCGGCGGAATTTTGACGCCCTGAAGGTAAGCGATGGACTGGTCGAAGGAATTCGCGGCCTGGATCGTCCGGATGTACACGGAGTACCGCATCGTGGACGTGGACCCGATCCTGCGGGCCGCCGCCGAGTGGTTCATGACATGCTGGGGCGGCTGGCTTGCCCGCAACGCCCTGGCCGTCTCGATTGTCGGCAACGTGCTGGCCTGGCTGAAGATCAAGGCCATCCGGACCCCGTCGGTCGCCGACGACCGGATCGTGGGCTACCTGCAGTGGCTCTTCACGGGGCCGTGGAGGCGGCGCTGATGGACGAGTGCGACGTTGCCGCCGAGCTCCAGCAGCAGGACCGGGAGGGGGCCCTTCGGGTGGCCCTGAGGGCGGCCCATCGGAGGGATGAGGCTCTTCTGATCGACGGAGAGCGGTGCTGCCTCACATGCCGGGAGCCCATCGAGCCCGAGAGGCTTGCGGCAAACCCGGGGGCTGCCCGCTGCGTGTTCTGCCAGCGCAAGCACGAGAGGAGGGGATGAATGACGCCCGAGACGGTTTCGGCCATCAACGCGGTCTGCAGCCTCCTGGAGAGAATCGGCACCTGGCCCATCGGGACGGTGCTGCTGGTCATCCTCTTTGGGCCCTGGGTCATGGCCTTCCTGGTGAGCCGCAGCCAGGAGAAACGATTCGATGCCATGCGGGAGATGTACAAGAACAACGTGAAGCTCGTCGAGGGCTACGAGCGGCTCGCCAAGGGCCAGCAGGAAACGATCATGCTGAACACGGCCAAGTTCACCGAGGCCATAGAAAAGATCGACACCAACCAGTTCTGTCCCGCCCACCGAACCCGGAAGATCCGCATGGAGGACGTGCAGACGTGAGCGCTACGGCGATGCTGAAAGAGGCAATCCAGGCCCGAAAGTTCCGCAAGATGGAGAAGGCCGGCCAGTTCGACCAGAAGGTGCGCGAGATCCAGAACCTGCTGGGGCGCTTCCCGCTGGCGAAGATCTCCGAGATCCAGATGCACCTGATCGCGAAGCTGGCGGGCGAGGCGGCGGTCATCCAGGACGAGTACCTCCGGCTCGAGCGGGAGATCGAACTGGCGGAAAGGGAGCTTACCTGATGGCCGAGAAGGTCCGCAGGCACAGCCGCATCGGCGACGAACTCCCCCAGGAGCTCAAGCGCGAGGTGGACCGGCTGCTGGTCGAGGGCAACGTCACCTACGACGACATCAAGGCCTTCCTCGAGGAGAAGGGCTATGACATCAGCCGCTCGGCCATCGGGCGCTACGGCAAGGAGTTCCTGGCGAGCTACCAGCGCCTGCGGGTCATCGAGGAGAAGTCCCGGGCTCTCGTCTCCGAGGCGGGCGACGGGATGGTGCTCGAAGAGGCCGCCGCGAAGATCTTTGCCCAGAAGATCATCGAGGCGCAGCTCCTGGAGGGCTTCGACGTCCTGGAGAACCCGAGGCTGATTGCCGATTTTGCCAAGCTGCAGTCCTCCACGGTGGCCCGGGAGCGCTTCAAGCGCGAGCTGAAGGACAAGGTCGAGAAGACGGCAGAGAGCGTTGTCCGGACCGCCCGGCAGGGCGGCCTCTCGGACGAGAAGGCCGAGGAGATCCGCAGAAAGATTTTAGGGATCGTTTGATGACCGAGACGTCCGTCCAGAGCGATTTCGAGCAGGCGCGCCCCGCAACGGGCGTGCTGCTTCCCTATCAGGCCCGCTGGGTGGCCGACCAGGCGCCCGTGAAGGTCATGGAGAAGAGCCGCCGCGTGGGTATCTCCTGGGCCGAGGCGGCCGACGATACCCTCTGGGCCTCCGAGAAGGGCGCGGGCGAGAAGCGAAACGTTTGGTACATCGGCTACAACAAGGACATGGCCCAGGAGTTCATCTCGGACTGCGCCAACTGGGGCCGGGCCTACAACCTGGCGGCCTCCGAGATGGAGGAGTACGACGAGATCGACCGCGAGGAAGTGGACGGCGTCGTCTCCGAGAAGAAGATCCGGGCCTTCCGGATCACCCTGCAGTCGGGTTGGACGATCACGGCCCTGTCCTCCCGGCCCACGAACCTGCGAGGCAAGCAGGGCCGCGTGATCATCGACGAGGCCGCCTTCCACGACGACCTGGCGGGGCTCATCAAGGCGGCGATGGCGCTTCTCATCTGGGGCGGCCAGGTCCGCATCATCTCGACTCACTTCGGCGATTCCAACGACTTCAACAGCCTCGTCCAGGACATCCGGGCGGGGCGGAAAAAATACAGCCTGCACCGCGTCGATTTCGACGAGGCGCTTTCCGACGGTCTCTACCGGCGCATCTGCGAGGTGCTGCACCGCGAGTGGTCGCCCGAGGCCGAGGCGAAATGGCGCCAGGAAATGGTCGACTCCTACGGTGAGGACGCCGACGAGGAGCTTTTCTGCATCCCGAGCCACGGAAGCGGCGTCTTCATGACCCGGGCTCTCATCGAGACCTGCCTCACGCCGGATCTGCCCGTTGTCCGCTACGAGCAGACACGGGCCTTCGCCGAACTTCCCGACCCGGTCCGCGAGGCGGAGGTACGGGACTGGTGCGAGGAGGTCCTCGCCCCGCTGCTGGCCGGTCTCGATGCCCGCCGGGCCTCGTATTTCGGGGAGGACTTCGGCCGGACGGGCGATCTCAGCGTGATCATCCCGCTGTGCGAGCGGCAGGGCGCAGATTTTTACGCGCCGTTCGTCCTGGAGCTGCGCAACGTCCCCTTCCGGCAGCAGGAGCAGATCCTGTTTTACATCGTGGATCGGCTGCCGCGCTTCCGCTACGGGGCGCTCGATGCACGCGGCAACGGCCAGTACCTGGCCGAACGGGCTATGCAGCGCTACGGGGCCTCTCGGATCGCCGAGGTGATGCTCACCGAGGGCTGGTATCGCGACAACATGCCCCGCTACAAGGCCGCATTCGAGGACCGGATGGTGCTGCTGCCGAAAGACGCGGATCTCATCGAGGACCATCGCGCCTTCAAGATGATTCGGGGCGTGGCGAAGCTGCCGGATCTGAAGACGCGGGGGCAGGACAAGAAGCAGCGCCACGGAGACTCGGGCGTGGCCGGGGCCCTGGCCTGGTTTGCAGCCAAGGAGATGAAGGGGGCGCAGATCGAGTTCGAATCGACGGGCCGCCGGCGCGTGACGGCGGGCGGCGCCATGAGCAGCTTCATGGGGACGAGGTAGGACATGGCCGACACCGAACAGGTGAAAAAGCCGGAAATCATCGAGATCTCGACGATCGCGAAGGACATCGACCTCTACGCGGGCTGGCTCAACCGGCTGGAGAACCCGGATCCGGTGCTGCGCACCGAAGCGGCGGGCCGGGGCCTGCGGCTCTACGACGAGATCGACCGGGATTCGCACGCGGGATCGGTCCTGCAGACGCGTTACCTCGCCGTCGTGGGCAAGGACTGGAGCATCGTCCCGGCCAGGTCGGCGAAAAAGGCCGGACGTCCCGCCGCGACCTCACAGGAGAAGTTTGTCGCCGATTTCGTTACCGAGGTTCTCGAAGGTTGCAACTTCGACCAGGCCCGCGCGGAGCTGCTGCAGGCGATCCTCTACGGCTACTATGCGGCCGAGGTGCTCTGGGCGGTGCGACCCGACGGGCGCATCGGCATCAAGAAGATTCTGGGCAAGCACCCGCGGCGCTTCGTGTTCACGCCGGAGCGCGAGCCGCGGCTCCTGACCCCGCAGAGCATGATTGACGGCGAGCCCTTGCCGGCGCGCAAATTCGTGGTCTTCACCTTCGGGGACTCGGACAACCCCTACGGCAAGGGCGTGGGGCGCAGGCTCTGGTGGCCCGTGTGGTTCAAGAAGAACGGCATCAAGTTCTGGATGATCTTCCTGGACAAGTTCGGCATGCCCACAACGGTCGGGAAGTACCCGCCGGGCACCCTCAAAACAGAGCAGGACGCGCTCCTGGCGGCCATCGACGCCATCCAGACCGACACGGGGATCAAAATCCCCGACACGATGTCCATCGAGTTCCTCGAGGCCGCGCGGGCGGGCACGGTGACGCACGAGGCGCTTTGCGAGTACATGGACCGCCAGATCTCCAAGGCCGTGCTGGGGCAGACGGCATCGACCGAGGGCACGGCCGGCAAACTGGGCAACGAGGAGGCCCAGGACAAGGTGCGGCAGGACATCCTGGAGGCCGACGCGGACCTGCTGGACACGGTGCTCAACGAGACGCTCATTCGCTGGATCGTGGACTACAACTTCGCCGGCGTGACGGACTATCCGAAGATCGTCACCCACACGGCCGCCAGTCCCAATCTCAAGGAGCGCATCGAGATCGATTCGAGTCTGGCCTCTGACGTGGGCCTGCCGATGAGCAAGCAGTACTTTTACGAGACCTACGGGATCCCCGATCCCGCCGAGGGCGAGGAGCTGGTGAAGCCGTCGCCGAAGGGTCCCTTCGGGGGCATGGAGGGGGCCATGAAGAAGAAACAGCCGCCGGAGTTTGCGGAGGGGCAGCGCTTCACGCCCGACCAGGCGGCCCTGGAGCGTTTCATCGCAAAGATGAGGGGCGTCCCTTCGGAGATGGAAACGAAAATCATTGCCTCTGTGGAGAGCGCGCAAAGCTACGAGGAGGCCATGACGGCGCTGCTTGATATCTATCCGGATTTCGACGCGGACGAGCTTGCGGATTTGATGGAGCGGGCCCTGTTCAACGCAGAGCTTTTCGGGCGCTACGCCGCAGGCCTGCAGGCCAAGGAGTGACATGCTGGATTTCGAGCCCCTGCCCATCGACGAGGCGATCGAGTTCTGGCGAAACAAGGTCCAGCTCTCGCCCCGGCAGTTCGCGCAGCTGGCCGACGAGGCCAAGAACCTGGCGTTCGCCGTCTCGGGGATCGCGAAGGGCGACGAGCTCTCGACGGTTTTCGAGGCCCTGAACCGGGCCATCGCGAAGGGCGATTCCTTCAGCGAGTTCAAGAAACAGATCCGCGAGATCGTCGAGCGGCGCGGCTGGACGGGAAAGAAGGCCTGGCGCGTGGAGAACATCTTCCGCACCAACATCCAGACGGCCTACTCGGTGGGCCGGTACCGGCAGATGATGGAGGCCGTCGAGACGCGTCCCTATTGGCAGTACAGCGCCGTCAACGACAGCCGCACGCGCCCGACGCACCGGGCCCTGCACGGCCTCGTATTCCCGGCGGATCATGCCTTCTGGAAGACCTGGTATCCGCCCAACGGCTACAACTGCCGCTGCGGCGTCGTGACGCTGTCGAAGGCGGAGATGGAACGCGAGGGGCTGAAAGCCGAGACGAAGGACCCCACGGGAAAGCTCATCGAGCCCATCGACCCGAAGACGGGAAACCGGATGCTGGCGCGGCCGCTGCTGCCCGATCCGGGCTTTGCCCACAACCCCGGCGAGACGGTCTGGGGCGGCCTGGTGGACGCGGCAAGCCGGCCCGGGGTGTGGAAATCGCTGCCCGATCTGAAGGGGCCGTCGGATTACAGGCGCAGGGCCCTGGAGAACGTCCGGCCGGCCGAGATCGCGGATTTCGACGAGACGATGCTCCTGCCCCGGGGCAAGGGCGATGCGTTCTACCAGGCCGAGTTTCGGCGGCTCTACGGAGAGGAGAAGCTTCTGACCGACGCGGCCGGCGAGCCCGTGGTCCTGTCGCTGCGGGCTTATCTGACGGACAAGTCAGCCGGAGTTAAAGAGGTCTGGAGATTCGAAAAACCGGGACATGCGGAAATGGTTCCGCTGCTCGAGAAGGTGATCGCCGATCCCTTTGAGATCTGGCTCACGCCTCAAATCAACGAGACGGGACGGATCCGGCTGGCGAAGCGTTACATCTCGCTCTGGAAGACGGCGGACAAGAGGCGGATCGGCGGCTATGCGGCGTTTGAGGTAGCCGACGGGGTCTATCAGGGGGTCACGGCGTATATTCCGCTGAAAAAAGGGTCTGTTTCCGATCTGGGTTACTTGGAGAGGCAGAGGAAGGGATTGTTGCTTTACTCACGGTGACTGAGTCCGGCCCGGTCCACGAGCCGGCCCGCTTGAGTAGTTAGGCGAGGTGGCCCTCCCTTTCTCAAGCGTCCACCGTGAAAGTTGAATTATAGGCTACCGCGCGGAGAAGTCAAGGAAAATGCAGATTCAGATCTCGATTCAGGATAACGGCATCCGGGAGATGCTCGAGCGGCTGCAGGGCCGGATGGGCGATCTCACCCCCGTGATGCGATCGATCGGCGAGACCGTCCGGAGATCGGTGGAGCGCAACTTCGAGGCCCAGGGCCGCCCCGCGAAGTGGACCCCCTCGCAGCGGGTGCTCCGCACGGGCGGGCAGACACTTTCGCTGACCGGAAGGCTTCGGCGATCCTTCTCGGTCCAGGCCACTGGCAGCCGGGCCGCCGTGGGCACCAACGTCGTCTACGCGGCCATCCACCAGATGGGCGGCCGCGCAGGCCGGGGCGGCAAAGTGAAGCTCCCCGCGCGGCCCTTCCTGATGGTTCAGGACGAGGACTGGACGGAGATCGAACGGCAACTGGCGGATTACATCACGGGAGGTCGCAGATGATCGAATTCAAGGGTTTCGACGAGTGGATCCCCATCTTCCGAGGCGGCCGGCAGACCGACGGCAACGGTCGCGTCTGGGACGGCGACAGCCTGATCGAGAAGGCGATTTCGACCTTCGATCCGAAACAGCACGAGCCGCCGGTGGTGGTCGGCCACCCCCGGAACGATGCGCCGGCCTTCGGCTGGGTCGAGGGGCTCAGAAAAGAGGGTGATCTGCTCCTGGCGAAGTTCCGGGACGTGGTGCCCGAGTTCACGGAGGCCGTGAAAAAGGGCCTCTACAAGAAGCGCTCGGCGGCCTTCTACCCCGACGGGCGGCTGCGGCACGTGGGCTTCCTGGGGGCCACCCCGCCGGCCGTCAAAGGCCTGGCCGACGTGGCTTTCGCCGAGGGCGAGGCGGCGAGCTTCGAGTTTGCCGAGCCCAACCCCTGGGTGTGGGAGACGATCGCGCGGCTGCTCCGCTCCATGCGGGAGTGGCTCATCGCCAAGGAGGGGCAGGAGACGGCCGACCGGGTCCTGTCCAACTGGGAGATCGACACGATCGCGGAAGAGGCAAAGAGACCCGCCGCCGAGGCGTCGGCGCTCTATGCGGAACATAAAAACCAGCCTGCAAAGGAGGCCAACATGAAGTTCAAGGAGTGGTTCAAGGGCGTCATGGAGAAGATCATAGCCGAGATGCCGGACGACGGACCGGCGCCGGCCGCCCCCGCGGGGGGCGTCTTCTCCGAAGCGGACCTGGAAAGGGTCAAAAAGGAGGCCGCCGACGAGGCGGCGCGGAAGGAGCGGGAAAAGGTGGTTGCGGAGTTCGCCGAAAAGGAGCGCAGAGGCCTCCAGGATCGACGGAGAGAGGAGATCTCCTCCTGGTGCGGCTCTATGGTCGCCCAAGGGCGTTTGACGCCCGCTCTTGTCAATTTCGGGCTTCCGGAGATGCTTTTGGCCTTCGCCGAGCGGGAGGAGGCCATCGAGTTCGGCGAGGCGAAGGAGAAGGCGACCCTCTACGACCGCTTCAAGGCCCTCTTCGAGACGGAGTTGCCGAAGCTCGTCGAGTTCGGCGAGATCGCCCGCCGCGACAAGGACGTGGGCGGCGGCACGGCGGGAGAGAAGCTCTCCGAGCTGACGAAGCGGAAGATGGCGGAGAACAAGGACCTCGCATACGGGGCGGCCTTCGCCGAGGTGCAGAAAGAGAACCCCGAGCTTGCGGCCGAGTACGCCGCCGAGCTGCGGCCCTAACGGCGGGTGAGCCGAATCGACAGGAGGTTTGCAGATGTCTACGGAACAGAGAATTCTCGATGAAGCCTACCCCGCGGCGGAGGATCTCAGCAACGACCAGTACCGGTTCGTCGTCCTGGCGTCGAGCGGCGTGCGCAGGCCCGACAGCGCCTCGGAGGTCCCCATCGGGATCCTGCAGAACGCCCCCGCCGCAGGCGAGGCCGCCGTCGTGCGCGAGATCGGCCGCAGCAAGCTGCAGGTCAACGCGGCCCTCGGCGTGGGAGCCTTCGTGTCCGCCGAGTACGTCTCGGCAACCGACGCGGGCAAGGGGCAGGACGCCTCGGGCGACCTCTCCAAGGCCCGTGCCCTCGTGGTGGAGGCCTCGGGGGACGAGGACGACTTGGCCTCGGTGCTGCTCATCGGCCCGGTGCCCTCCATCACCGCGACGGCCTGGCAGCGCACCACGGTCACCACGGACAACACGGCGGGCGCCCGGACCTACACGGCGGCCGAGCTGCTCGGCGGCCTCATCCTGCGCGACCCCAACGGCGGGGCCCGCAATGACGTCACCCCCACGGCGGCCCTCATCGTGGCGGGCATCGCGGGGGCCGTCGTCGGCTCGAGCTTCGAGTTCACGATCCGAAACATTGCCGACGCCGCCGAGACCATCACCTTGACGGCCGGCGCGGGCGTCACGCTCTCGGGCACGATGACGATCGCCCAGAACAACTCGAAGCGCTTCCTGGCCGTATGCACCAACGTGGGCAGCGGCACCGAGGCGGTCACGATCTACAGCCTCGGGACGGTCGTCCACTAATCCCGAACCCACAGCCTGAACCGACAAGGAGGAATCGAACATGCCTCAGCCCAATACCCGAGAAACCGTCGTTGCGGCGCCCCTGGCGGACGTCAGCATCGCCTACCGCAACCGATCCTACATCGCCGACCGGGTCTTCCCGATCATCGACAAGGTCGACCCGAAGGCCAAGATCGCCCGCTACCTCAAGGGAGCCTGGTTCCGCGACGAGGCGGGCATCCGCGGCCCCGGCGCAAGAGCCAACCGCGGTGGCTACCCCACGGACTACCTGGACATCGCGCCGAAGGAATACGCCTTCGCCAAGGAGGTCACCGACGAGGACCGCCGGGCCTCGAAGGCCAAGGGCGCACCGCCCCTCAAGCCCGACCAGGACGCCCTGGAGTTCTGCGCCGACAAGATCGACCTCTCCAAGGAGAGGCGCCTGGCTGCGCTGATCAAGGCCACGGCGTGGTCCGGCCAGCCTGCGGGGGGCGAGGACGCCGAGGGGCTGTGGGCCGCAGGCAGCGGCAACACCTTCATCGCCGACGTCTCCGCCCGCAAGGAGACGATCCGCAGCACGACGGGCATGGTGCCCAACGTGCTGATCATCGACAACGGCACCTACGAGAGCCTCAAGTCCGAGACCACCATTCTCTCGCGCATCCAGTACACCCAGCGGGGCATCGTGACGGCCGACATGATCGCCGCGATCCTGGAGCTCGAGGAGGTGATCATCGGGCAGGCCATCGTCAACGTGGCCAAGGAGACCAAGGCGGGCACCGAGTTCACGGCCCAGAACGTCTGGGAGCTCAACGCGGGCAAGGGCATGGGCTTCCTGTTCTACCGTCCCGCAAGCCCGGGCCTGAAGACCCCGTCGGCCGGCTACCAGTGCCGCGCGGCCTACGAGGACGGCAGCCCCCGCCGCTCGACCACGTGGCGCGAGCCCGCCGAGCACCAGGACGTCTACGAAGTGGCCGAGGAAACCGATATCGTCGTCGTGGGCGCCGACCTCGGCTTCATGTGGAAGGACACGCTGCTGACCTAACCGCGCCTCGGGCGCACGAGACGGGCCGGGGCCCGTCGCCGGCGGGCCCCGGACCCCTCTTGAAAAGGAGATGCACCATGAGGAAGAAAACCGGAATCGGCCCGATCGAGATCCTGATTGTCCTCATCGTCGTCATGGCCGCGATTCCCTGCCGGCCCGGCACCGCCGGGGCCGCGACGCAGACCCTGAACTTCGCCTGGGAGCAGGCGGCGGCGGATACGGCGAGCGTATCCTTCGGGGGCTGGAAGCTCTACGGAAAAACGCAATCGGAGACAAACTCCCGGCTGCTGGCCACGATCAATTACGCCGGCTCCCAGCAGGCGACCTACACGGCCAGCCAACCGATCGAATCGCCCGACGGGGCCGAGACGGCGTGGACGTTTTACCTGACGTCCTTCGACAAGGCCGGCAACGAGAGCGCCCCGTCCGCCCAGGTGTCCTGGACGGCCGACTTCGCGCCGCCGACGGTGCCCCTGAACCTGCGCATCACCGTCGTCCCGGCCGGAAACTGAGGCACGCAAGATGGCTTACTGCACGATCGAGGACATCAAGATGCTCCTGCCCGAGACGGACCTCGTGCAGCTCACCGACGACGAGGGGGCGGGCACGATCAACCCGCAACGCGTCGAGGAAGCCGTCGCCCAGGCCGACGCGGACATCGATTCGTACCTGAGCGGCAAGTACACCGTGCCCCTGGCGCCCGTGCCGGCTGTGGTGAAGAAACTCTCCGTCGACATCGCCGTCTACAACCTGTACTCCCGCAGGCTCGAGCAGATCCCCGAGACGCGCGCCGAGCGTTACAAGAACGCCGTGCGCATGCTCGAGGGAATCGCCAGGGGGACGATCTCGGTGGGCGCTGCGACGACCCCGGAGCCCGCCGCCGATGCGGGCGGCCCGGAGGCCACCAGGACGGCAGACGAGCGGACCTTCACGAAGACGACGATGGAGGGCTTCTGAGATGATCGACACCGTCCAGGACGGCATCATGGAGCGGCTCCGGACAATCGCCGGCGTGGCCGAGGTCGACGCCTGGCAGGGCGAGATCGAGGATTTGCTCAAGCAGCCCAAGCGTCTGCCGGCCCTCTACGTCGTCTACCAGGGCGCCGAGTTCGAGGAGAAGAAAACGATCGGGGCCAACACGGCCCGCCACTGGATGGAGTTCCTGGTGGTGCTCGTCGCGAAGAACCTCCGGAGCCGCGCCGAGGGGGCCCTCACCTGCTACGGGATCCTCGAGGCCGTCCGCGCGCAGCTTATCGGGCACATCATCGAACCCCACGGAATGCTCTGGCCCGTTGCCGAGGAGCTCGTGGCGGCCGTGGGCGGCACGCTGGTCTACGGCATGACTTACCGCATGAAAGACGTCGACGCCTAGCGCGTCGAAGAGGAGGACGATATGGCACACCAGAGAGGCGCGACGGCCAGGCTCGCCATCGATACCGAGACCACCTTCAAGACCACCCCGGAGACCCCGGACGGACTCATCCTGCCGTTCGTGAACGAGAGCATCCGGGCAAGCCAGAACCTCAACGAGTCCAAGACCATCCGGTCTTCCCGCAACCCCCAGGCGCCCAGCGCCGGCAGGATCGAGGTGGCCGGGGACATCAATTTCGAGTTCGCGTGGCAGTACGGGCGCATCCTGAAGCACGTCTTCGGGGGCGTTTCCACGACCGGGGAGTCGGCGCCCTACACGCACACCTTCACCATCGGGTCGCTCCCGGCGGGCCTGCTGGTCGAGAAGTCCTTCCCGGACATCTCCGGGACCAACAAGTTCGCCCTGTTCAACGGCTGCAAGATCAACCAGTTCCGGCTCTCCTGCGGAACCGAGGGCATGATCGAGGCGGGCGTGAGCATCCTCGGGGCTAAGGAAACCCTCGGCTCGTCCTCCTTCGATGCCACGCTTCGTGACCTCGGCCACGAGCCCTTCGACGCCTTCAAGGCGACCATCACGGAAGGGGGCAGCGCCCTGGCCATCGGAACGAAGATCGATCTGTTGTTCGAGAACAACCTCGACGGCAATACCTTCGTTATCGACGGCACCGGGCAGCGGTACTCCCTGCCGGAGGGTACGGCAAAGGTCAGCGGCACGCTGACGGCCTTGTTCGACAGCTACGCCCTGTACGAGAAGGCCGTGAACCGCACGGAATCCTCCCTCGTGCTGGAGTTCATCCGCGGAACCGGCAACGGGTCGGACGGAAACGAAAAGATCACGTTCTACATCGACGAGCTGCTCTACCGCCGACAGGGGCCTGTCATTACGGGCCCGACCGGCCTGCTCGTCGAGCTTCCCTTCGTGGGGTTCTACACAGATGACGCGGACGCCTCGGCCCTCCGCTGCGTGGCCATGAACGCGGAGGCCGGCGCGACCTATCTCTGAGAAAGGAAAATACCCGTGAACAAAGAAATAGTGAAGTACAGCTTCGGGGGCAAGGTCTACTGCCAGGGCGCCCTGGTCATGGGCCAGGTCAAGCAGCTTCTGTCGGTCCTCGACGGGGCCGGCCTGACCAACATCGCCGATCCCTTCACCATCATCCGCGACCTGGGGGACAGGATGCCGCGGGCCCTGGCCGTCGTCCTGACCCCGGATGGCACGTCGCCCCGCGACAAGGACATCGAGGCCCTGGCAACGGAACTCGAGTTCGCCATGACCTACGACGACGTCCTGAAGGTGATCGACGATTTTTTCGGCTGCAACGACCTGCTCTCTCTATTGGCCAAGTTCAAGGAAATCGCCGGAAGGGTCCAGGAGCAGGCGACGGCGCAGATGCGGGGCATTGGGTCGACCGGCTCGTCACCGTCCTCGCCGGGGGCGACATAACCAAGCGGGACGACATCCTCTGGGAATACACCCTAGAGGACGCGCAACCGTTCGCGGACTTCCGGAGCCGCGAAATCCTGTTCCGGGAGGCCGTCATCGCCTTCCTGATACCGAAGGAGAAGGAGCTCTCGAGCCCGGAGGAGAAATTCTGCCGGGCCTGCAAGGCAGCCGGCAAGGCGAACTGCGCAAGCTGCGACTTTTTCGTGGAGATCCTCGATGAGACAGGAAGAGCTCAAGCTCATCATTAGCGCCGTCGACCAGGCAACGGCGGCCATCCAGTCCGTCGGCCAGGCAATCGGATGGCTCGGCGGGGCCGTTACGAAGGCCTCGATGCAGTTCAACGCCATCACGCAGGCCGCGCAGACGGCCGGCCAGGCCATGAAGGCCGTCTTCAGCGAAGTATCCGACGCCGTCGAGGGCTTCAACATGGCCGTGATCCAGTCGGCGGCCATGATCACGGGCATGATGAAGGAGGACGGCAGGCCCCTGGCCGAGCGCTACCGGGAGGCCAAGACCTACGCCCACCAGCTCCAGCTCGTCCTCGAGCAGATCGACAAGGAAACGCTGCTCACCGCCCGCGACCTGTCGAACATGACGATGGAGATGCAGAAGCAGGGCGTGCTGCTGGACGTCACGAACCAGAAGCAGCTCGAGGCCTTCAAGAGCCTCTCCAACGCCGTGGCCGTCGTCTCGCAGGGCTATCCCGCCAAGGAGGTGCAGATCCGCCAGGAGATCCGGTCGCTGCTCTCCGGGCAGACCCGGGCCACCGACACCCTTTCGGGCATGCTCAAGGCGCAGGTGCCGGACCTGGAGGAGCAGATCGCCCTGCACAAGGAACAGGGGAATCTCATCGAGTGGCTGGGCGAGCAGCTCCAGGGTTTCGCGGCCGCCTCGGGCGATATCGAGAACACCTGGGAGGCCGTGAAGACCTCGATGGAGACCATCTACCGGCAGGTGCTGCGCGGGGCCCTCTCGGAGCCGTTCTATGAGGTCGTGGGCCTGCTCAAACAGATGTCCGACTGGTTCGTCGAGCACAAGGAGCAGATCCAGGAAGGCCTCGGCCGGGCCTGGGCCGTCGTCAAGAGCCTCGTCGTTTCGATGTGGGAACTCTTCAAGGCGTTGGCGCCGCTGCTGCAGCCGGTGCTTGTCATTGCCCAGGCCCTCGCAGTGGCCTTCGAGGATATCGCGCTGCGGGTCATCCCGGGCATGGTGCGGGCCATCGCGGACACCTTCGGCAAGGTCAAGGAGTTCTACGAGTGGCTCAAGTCCAAGACGACCGGAGGGGAGGAAGGCGGGGATGTTCTGATTGGAGCCGGCAGATCGCAAACATCCGAGCTCACCGAGGCGGACCTTCAGAACATGCAGCGTGGCCTCACGGTTGCGCCGCCTGCAACGAAAAAGCCGCCCAATGAGGAGCTGCAGAAGAAGCTGGACGAGTGGAAGAAGCTCAGGGAGAGCCTGCAGACGACGCTGGCCAGGGAAGAGGCGCAAAGCGACGTGGACCGCAAGCTCGCCGAGATCGAGGGCAAATACAGGCAGGTCATCGGGGACCCGAAATGGAAGGGCGTGCCCGGGGTGGCCGCCTTCATGGAGAAATGGAAGGCCGACGCCCAGGCCGCCGTGCTGCTCAGGCACCAGATGGCGCAGGAAGACCAGGCGGCTGCCCAGAGCCAGAAGGAACAGGAGGAGGCCCTGAAGCGCCAGCTGGACATCTACAAGGAGGTCCGGAGCGACCGGCAGTTCACCCTCGAGCTGGAGAAGGAATATCTCAAGCTGGCCCTCGAGCGGGGCGAGATCACCGAGAGCGATGTCCTGGCCGGGGAAATCGCCATCCTCGAAGACAAGATCGCGGCCGAGCAGCGCTACATCGACCAGGTCGCGCAGCTGCGCGATGAGCGACGGATCTCTGCGGCCGAGGAAACGAAGCTCTCGGAGGACGCCCGCCGCGCCGTCGAGCGGCTCCGCATCGAGGTGGATCGGCTCCGGGGCGTCCAGGCGATGCGCTCTGAGGGCTTCCTGGGCGGCTTCAAGGCCGAGATCGCGGGCCTCGGGGATGCCGTCAGCAACCTCGTCGACGCCGGGCGCATCGCCGCACAGGGCATGACGCAGAGCTTCCGGACCCTCTTTTTCGACGTGATGACGGCGAACTTCCGTAGCCTCGGGGACCTCGTCAAGAAGCTGTTCCAGAGCCTGATCAATTCGATCGCCGCCGGGCTGTCGGATGCGTTCTCCAAGATGCTCATGAAGGGGATCTCGAATGCGATGGAATCCATGATGGCTTCGATGGGCGGCTCCGGGGGAGGCCTCATGGGGCTGCTGTTCGGGGTCGGGAAGGCGATCCTCGGCGGGTTCATGGGAGGGGCCGACGTCGGTGGGGCGGCTGTGGCAGGAGCCGCCGTGAGCGGCGGCCCGATCTTCTACGAGCCCTTCGTGCCCATCAAGCTGCATTCCGGCGGCTACGTCACGGGGGCGGCCCCGGCGTGGGCCGTCAATGCCTGGCAGGCCGCAACCGGCGCCCGCAGGTTTCACCTCGGCACGGACGAGGTCCCGGCCGTCCTGCAGGTGGGCGAGAAAGTCATCCCGCGGGGGCAGAGCGAGCGCCGGGAGCAGGGCCTGACCTTCATCCAGATCCATGCCGTCGACTCCAAGAGCTTCGACGACATGTGCCAGCGCAATGCGACCTCCATCGTCCGGCAGTCCACGAAGGCCCTGCAGAGCAACCAGGTGCGGTCTCTTTGGAACGCGTATTTGAGGTAGGATATGGCAGTATTTCCGGATATTAAGGCGTCCTATGGCAGCCAGATCGACCCGCGGTGGAAAACGATCGTCTCCGGGTATGACACCGGATCGGAGCAGCGCATCGCGAAGCGCCAGTTCGCCGTGTTCGATTTCAAGCTGACATTCCCCAGCCTGTCCAAGGCCGACGCTCAAAGCATCTGGAACTTCTACAACGCCCGGCGGGGGGCGTATGAGGCGTTCTATATCTTCGCCCCCGAAAGCGACACCTACTCCGGGCTCTTCGTGGCCGAGGGGGACGGCTCCCGGGACGTCTTCGATCTTCCGGGGAAATCCACCTCCGGCCGGACGCTTTACAAAAACGGGGCGGTGCAGAGTTCGGGCTTCGCGTATCTCACCGGGACCGGACAGGGCGGCGCCGACCAGGTCGACTTCACGACGGCCCCCGCCGCCGGGGACATCATCAGCATCGACATGACCTGCATCCTGCGGGCGAAGGTCCGGTTCAAGGAGGACCGGCTGCCCAAGGAGTTCTTCGATTACCTCATCTACAGCTACGGCATCGAACTGGTGGGGCTGTCCGGGGAATGAGAAACGTCGACTCCAACATCGTCGCCCAGTGGGAGGGGCGCCAGTTCACGGAATTCTGGCTCCTGGAGCTGGCCTTCGCCCAGACGCACCGCTACACGGACTTCGACCGCAGCATCACGGTCACGGACCGGTTCATGCCGCGCGACTTCAAGGTCGCTTCCATCCGCGGGGCGGCGGGGCTGAGCGTGGATTCCGTCCGGGTCGAGATCGCCAACGGCGACGCCGTCATGTCGAGCATCCTGCAGAGCTCGGACTGCCGCTTCCGGCCCTGCAAGCTGTGGGCGGGCGTCATGGTGGACTTCACCCCGTATGCGCACCTGCTCTTCCAGGGGCTCCTCGCGGAGTGGGACGCGACGGAGAAGGATGTCACCCTCGAAATCGTCAACGAGTTCTTCCTCTGGCGGAAGCGGACCCTGCGGGTGGTCTCGCCGTCCTGCCCGTGGCCCTTCAAAGGAACCGAATGCGCCTATGCCGGGGCAAGCGCGTGGTGCGACCAGAGCTACGAGCGATGCAGCATCCTGGGCAACACGGCCAACTTCGGCGGGGACCGTTTCGCGCCGAGCACCGCCGAGAAGCAGATCTGGTGGGGGAGGGTGCAGAAATGACCTTCGCGGAAATCGTCGGAAGCCTCATCAACCGCCCCTTCAAGCCCGGCGGCTCGACCGACGAGGGGCTGGACTGCATCGGGCTGTGCTGGCGCGTGGCGAAGGCGCAGGGCAAGGCCGTCCCGGACAGGTGGCGGGAATACGACATCGAGAGCCCCACCTACCAGGATCTCAAGGGGCCGGCCTTCCTGAGGACCGTGCTCGAGCTGTTCGCGGACATCGGGGAGGCCGTAGAGCCGAACTTCGTCGTGGCCGGCGACTGGCTGCTGTGCCGGTCCACGCAGGCCGAGGGGGAGTACTTCCTGGCCCTCTACGGCGGCAACGGCAACGTGATTGCCTCGTACACGGACTCCGGGGTGAAGGTCTACTCCCTCCGGGGCATGACCATCGAGATCGTCAGGGCCGTGAGGTTGCGGAATGGGCGTGGTTGAAATGGTCGTCATCGGCATCGCGATGGCCTTCGTTTCCTGGGCGTTTCAGGAGTCCCAGGCGATGGACCAGCGCTCCGCCATGCGCGAGGCCCTGCGCAACATGCGCGAGGGCTCCCGAGGCCATCTCATCAACCTCCAGGAGCCCCTGCACGAGGTGCCGCTTCTCTACGGGACGATGAAGGTCGGCATCAACAAGGTCTTCGTCGGGGCGAGCGGGGCCAGCAACGACTACCTGCACTTCATCGGCAACCTCGGGGAGGGCCCCATCGAAGGATTCGCCACCGAGGACCGGAGCCCGTCCGACCCGACGCAGGTCGACAGCCTCTATATCGACGACAAGCGGTGGGACGAGTATGGATCGGAGGTCGTGCACTATGAGATCTTCTCGGGGACGCACGACCAGAGCTACTGCTCGACCCTGCACTCCGCTATCCCGGAGTGGTCGGAAAACAAGCGCTACACGGCCTATCTCTACGTCCGGCTGAAGTATGACCAGAACAAGTTCCAGGGCCCGCCCAACATCACGGCCATCATCAAGGGCCTGAAATGCTACGACCCGCGCACCTCCACGACGGCCTGGACCCAGAACCCCGCCCTGATCCTCCGGGACATGCTCACGCGGCCCTCGACCCGCGGCGGCATGGGCATTTCGACGGATAGGATCGACGATACGAGCTTCATTTCCGCGGCCAATTACTGCGACGCGAAGGGCTGGAGGGCCAATGCGGACATCCGCAAGAACACGGCCATCTGCGACAACCTCATCCTCATCGAAAACACCTTCCGTGGCCGGCTCATCTTCAGCGAGACGCGGATCGAGCTGCGCTACATGGACCTCAATTACGAGACCCCGGTCATGACCATCGAAGAGTTCGTGGACGCAGGCGGGGTGTCCAGCCTGAAGCTCCGGGAGCCGAATATCGAGGGCGTGCCCAACTGCATGCGCGCCGAGTGGATCTCGCCGCTGCAGAAGTGGCAGGTCACGCCCTACATCTTCCCCGACACCGCCGCGATCGCGGCCGAGGGGGACTACCGGGAGGGCTTCATCGACCTGACCTGCTGCACGGACTTCGCCCTCGTCCAGAAGCTCGTGGCCTCGGAGCTGGAGCGCAAGCGGCGGTGCAAGGAGATCTCCTTCACGGGCGGCCGCGATCTCACCCGGCTGGAGCCCTATGACGTCATCCGGGTGTCCTCCAACTTCTTCGGTTGGAGCGAGAAGCTCTTCCGGGTGCAGAGCGTGGAGATAGGCCACGAAGGGACCGTGGCCGTGACCGCCTCGGAAGAGTACGCCTCCTTCTATGACGACACCTACAACATGGCCGCCGAGATGTTCTACACCACGAACGTCCCGAGCTACCTGGACACGGTCCCCTCCGTCCAGGGGGTCTCCGTCTCCGAGGAACTCTACGTCTACGGCGGCAGGACCTTCACGCGGCTCAAGATCAATTTTGATCCGCCCTCCAACTACCCGTGGTACAAGCACACGGAGATCTGGGTGAAGATCGGGTCGGATCCCTACAAATTCATCTCGATCTCGACGTCGGATTATATCCTGGACCCCGTCCAGGAGGGGCAGACCTATTACATCATGCTCGTCAATGTGAGCATCTTCGAAACGAAGCAGTCGACGCAGCAGGCCTACTCCGTGAGCCATTACGTCACGGGGAAGACCTCGGCGCCGGCCGCCCCCGCCTCCGTCATCGCCATTCCCACCGGAGACACCGTCCAGATCATCGCCCCGGATATCAATGAGCCCGACCTCGTGGGCTACGAACTGCGGCTCGGCAGCACGTGGGAGGCCGCCGTCTTCCTGGCGATGGGCAACAACGGGCAGTTTTTCCTCACGGGCTTCCGCCCCGGGACGCATACCTTCTGGGTCGCCCCGAAAAACAACCGGGGCTATTACTCGAGCACGAAGCGCTCCTCGTCCTGCCTGGTGCTGTACCCGCCCAACTACACGGACAAGGCGACGTGGGCGTGGGACTTCACGACGGGCGATCACGACGGGACCGTCCACGACTATGTCAACGGGGAGCATATCCTGCGGGTGAGCCGGGGCAACATCATCATCAATGGGGGCTTCGATTCGAACAACGACAACTGGACGGCCTCCAATGCGACCCTGGCCAACGAGAGCGGCGGGCAGTCGGGCAACTGCATGAAGATCACGGCCACGGCCGACGGCGGCTACGCCTATCAGGAGCAGTTCGTCAAGGCGGGGCGCAGCTACTCGCTGAAATACCACTACAAGAACACGCCCGGAGACGTCTTCCAGGTCGGGATCTATGACGTCACCAACGGGGCCTATATCTCGGCCGTGACCGACAAGGCGGACAGCACCGCCTGGTCGGCCCAGCAGACGATCAATTTCACGGCGCCCACAGGCTGCAAGAAGGTCTCCGTTCGGTTCTTCGCCAAGTTCACCGGGGACATCGTCTGGGTCGATACCGTCGAACTCACGGACAATGCCAACAGCCTCACCGGGAAGTGGACATCTCCGGAATACGACTTCGGCTCGGTGGTAAGCCGCAGGGTCTGGGGCGACTTCCTCACGCAGATCATAGCATCCAACACCACGTGGAACGGGGTTATCCCCCCGCCTCTGACGTGGGCCGACGTCCTGTCCGGGGGCAAGCGGTGGTATGAGCTGTTCACGCCGACCGCGGCGCCCAGCATCAACGGCAAGCTCTCGTACGGGAACGTGAGCGGGAGCCTGTCGTCCTTTTTCACGAATTTCCACTTCACGGCCCCCGAGTTCAACGCCCGGTATGTGCAGGTGGAGGTGACCTTCACGGACCCCGTGCAGGACACCTTTCTGAATCTCAAAACCCTCAACATGAAGGCCGCCTACTGGCAATAGGTGATGCATGAGGATCACGGCAGACAGGGTAACGAAGACAGGCGGGATCTATCACGCCTACATCCAGGTGCAGGACGAGCAGACCGGCGCCGTCTATACGTCCGTTCAGCTGGACTGGGACCCGGCGGCCGAGACCGGGACCGCCTTCAGGCAGCGTTTGGCAGCCACCCTGCGGCCCATTCTGGCGGCCATCAAGGACGTCGAATCGAAACGCACGACCCTCCAGGGCCTTCTCGATGCCCTGGACCCCGACAACCTCTAGGAGAGCGCCATGCAAAGCTGGACTGACGACTGCTTCGCGTCCGACCACCAGGGTCTCACGGACCTGCAGAACATCGAAAACAATCTGCAGTGCCTGAAGACCGCCTTTTCCGGCGATTCGGCCCCTTCGAGTCCCTCGGCCGGCCAGTGGTGGTACGACACCCTGAACGATATCCTGAAGATCCGCAACGAGGCCAATTCGGCTTGGATCGAGGTCTATGACTTCGGCAACGACCGGGTCGCCTCCGGGAAGGTCAAGACGGCCTCTCTGGCGGACGGGATTCTGTCCGCCGACACGACGGGCCGGGCCAAGATGGCCGATGGGTTTATCACCACGGCCAAAATCGGAGACGGCCAGGTATCCGGTGTAAAGCTTGAGAACAGCAGCATCGGCTCGTCGAAGCTCGCGAGCGCGGCCGTTACGGGTGCGAAACTGCAAAACGTGGTATCGGGGTCCGGGATTCTGATGGCGTATGCGGACACGTTGAGAACTGCAAACTATTCGTCCTACACAAAGAGCAAAGAGATTCTCTGCAATCGGACCGGGACCGTCACCGTCTATTTTGAGCTTAAAAGCGGAACCTATGGCCCGGTCTACGGGCGCATTTACATCAACAGCGTTGGTGTCGGGACCGTCCGGAGCACTTATGACAGCGAGAATTTCACGGGCTGGTCAGAGAGCATCTCGGTGACCGCCGGGGATTACATCCAGCTCTACACGTACACGGCATCGCCCGGCTATTCGTACAGTTATCAGAATTTCCGGATTTTCATTGGCGTGGACGGCACCAACGCGTCCATCACCCAGGACTGATAGATAAGGAAGCAGAGGAGGACATCATGGCGAGCTTCAACAAGTTCCAGGACTTCGTCGAGCAACTGGCCAAGGGCGTGCACCAGCTCCACGCCGCCGGGCACACCCTGAAGGTCTACCTGTCCAACGAGGCCCCGCTGGCCACGGACACGGTCAAGGCCGACATCGCCGAGATCACGGCCCAGAACGGCTACCCGGCGGGCGGGGCGGATATCCAAAACGACTGCTCGGAGACCGGCGGCACGCTGACCGTGACGGCGCAGGACGTGGTCTTCACGGCCTCGGGCGGCTCCTTCGGGCCGTTCCGCTACGCCGTCATCTACAACGACACGCCGACCTCGCCGGCGGATCCGCTCGTGGGCTGGTACGACTACGGCAGCTCCATCACGGTCCTGGACGGCGAGACCTTCACCGTGGACTTCGGTTCGAGCCTGCTGACGCTGAGCTAACACCAGGGAGGCGCCTATGGCGATCACACGCTACACGATGACGATGCAGTTGGAGTTTTCCACGGCGGAAGACCGGGATGCCGCCTACGCAAAGGCGAAAACGTGGGCCGCTACCGAAAAATCGGGGGGGAAAGTGACCGCGGGGACATTGACGAAGGGCGAGTTCATCCGTCCCGAGACAAGCTCGGAGTCCATCTAGATGTTTACCTATGTTCCCGGTGGACTGCAACTTGCACCGTAACGTGTACTTACAGGTTGAGACGGTAGGATCATGGCGCAGATATTAGTCAAGGCAATCGACGCAACCCACGCAGATCCAGTAAAAGATCGGCGCGGGTGCTACAAGCGCGGGATGCCCGTAGTCGTCATGCCGGATACGCACACATGGGGGCTTGATGAGCGACCGCCGAAATTCGTCGTTCTCAAGCTTCCCGGAGTGCCCGTAGAAAAGGTGAAGAAATATATCGAGCCGGAACGCGAGGACACGGCAGATGCAGATGGCCGTTACCAGGTCTTCCGCCGTCGCCTGTGGAAATTCCGCCTCGATGACATGCCTACTGCGGCCTTGCGGAAACTGCGGGACAACGGCGAGTTGATCATCAAAGTCGGTGATTACGCAGACAAGTACGATTATACATGGACGCAGGTCAGGAGCTACCTGCGTAATCTCAAAACCAACACAGACGAGACGGCAAGCCTCTAAATGGCAACTGAAGTCATCAAAATTGTAGACCCGGACAACGGGTCAGGCACCAACTATACCAGCCTGTCGGCTTGGGAAGCGGGCGAACAGGGTGACCTGACCGGTGCACGGGACGAAATCGCAGTCGCAAAATGCCGCTGCACGGGCGGTACTGCGGATACGACTAACGTAACAATTGACGGCTGGACGACATCATCTACACAATACATCAAGATATGGACCGATCCATCTGAATCCTATCGGCACAACGGAACATGGCAGACGGGCAACAAATATAGAATTGTATCATCTGCATCATGGGGCCAAGGGACACTACGCATTGCAGAACAATATGTAAGGATCATAGGATTACAGATTGACAATACTGCGGAGGATCAAGCGAATGGGATCATAGCAGATTCGTCCGCCCAATCGACCTCCTCGTACTTGCTCATATCGCACAACATACTCCGACTGTCAGGTGGAGGTGGATCATCAAGCCATTACGGGATTACTAACATTGACGTACTCAACTCTTATGTTATCAATAACATCGTCTATGGCTGGGAGTATGGCATCTATATATCTTACTCCGAAGTAGCTGTTAATATATGCATCTACAACAACACGTTTGTAAACTGCTCGTCAAGTTGTGTTGTAAACTACTCATATAGTGGCGCAAATGTCAGGTTATACAATAATATCGCACAGGGCACCTCAAGTGAGGGAAACTATGTTGGTGATCCTGATGCATCGGGGTCTAATATATCGTCCGACACTACATCCCCCAATGCCGCCTACCGCTCAAAGACTGTGACATTTGTCGGAAGCGGTAATTATCATCTGTCATCGTCCGACACAGAAGCAAGGAATAACGGCACTAATCTCTATAACGATTCTTACTATGCATTCCAGACCGACATCGACGGCGATGACCGGGGCGGCTCAGGGGCAAGCTGGGACATCGGGGCGGATGAAGTGATTACGGTCGGGGGCATCCCCCCGTGGATGCTGTCCCGGACGAGGGCAACGCAACACATCATAGTCCGATAAATGGAGGTTATCATGGGAAGAATCTACACGGCCCAGTTCACGGACGTGGCCGTCACGGCCATCCAAGACCTGTTTGAACTGGTAGCGCCTTCTGACGCCATCGTGGTTATTCATGACCTGCACATTTCTCAGCGGTCTGACGTCGGGGATGCGGCAGAGGAAATTCTCAACATTCGGCTCACGTCCGGGCAGACCACGAGCGGTTCCGGCGGGACTACGGTCACTCCCGTGCCGAAGGAGCTGGGCGACGCGGCCTTCGGCGGCACTTGCGAGGCCAACAACACCACGCAGGCCTCGGGGGGCACGATCGTCACTCATTATTCGTGGGACTGGAACATCCGCGGGCCCTTCGATAAGGTCTGGACCCCGGAGACGCGGCCCGTGCTCTCTCCCAGCCGCAGGATGTGCGTCGAGCTGCCGGTTGCCCCGGCCGACGCGATCACCATGTCCGGCACCATCACCTTCGAGGAGATCGGCGGGTAAATGGCGCACGTATTCCGCCGGCCCTTCGACTATGCCCTGCAGGGCCCGCGCCCACGGCTGCCGTCGAAGGTTGCCGCGAACAACTACGTTCTGACGGCCGACGCCGGCACGTTCACCCTCACGGGGACGGCGGCCGGTGTCAATAAGGGCTATCGCCTCAGCGCCGCAAGCGGCAGCTTTGCCCTGTCCGGATCCGTCGCGAACCTGGAGAAGGGCTACAGAGTATCCGCAGATGCCGGGTCGTTTGCTCTCGCCGGTACCGCCGCAGCCCTGAAGCGGGCTTACCGCCTGACTGCGGAAAGCGGTTCCTTCGCGCTGGGCGGAACGCAGGCGGGCCTGAGACGCGACGGGAGGGTCAGTGCGGAGGCCGGGGCGTTTGCCCTCTCCGGGGCCGACGTGGCGTTTCACAAGGGTCTCCGCCTCCAGGCGGAAAGCGGAGCCTTCGCCCTTGCCGGAACCGACGCAGGATTCAGGCGAACCTATGGTCTGTCCGCAGAGCCCGGATCATTTAGCCAGTCCGGCGCGCCGGCAAGCCTAAACTGCAACCGCCGCATGGCGGCCGACCCGGGGTCGTTCTCCCTTGTCGGAGCGGATGCGGCCCTGCGCAAGGGGACGGGCCTGGTGGCCGGATCCGGGGCCTTCACGCTCGTCGGCCAGGATGTCGTCTTCCGCCGCGGCTATGCGGTCAGGGCCGAAAGCGGCGGCTTCGCCCAGGCCGGCGCCCCGGCAGCTCTCATGGCCTCGCGCAGGCTCGCGGCCGAGGGGTCGGCCTATATCCTGTCCGGATCCTCCGCGGGTCTCCATCGCGGCATGCGGGTGAGCGCCGGCGTCGGCGCATTCGCACTGACGGGCCTGGCCGCGTCGCTGCGGCACCTCCGGGTGCTTCCGGCTGGGCCCGGCACATATATCCTCGATGGCCAGGAGGTCATGCTGATCTATTACCCCACGGAGACATGCAAACTGGCCAGGGTCTCCATGAGAGGAAAATCGGCCTCGGTCGGCGGTCACACAAAGTCGCCCCACGTGAAGGCCACCATGAAAAAAGGAGCCGTCGATTTCAAGCCGCTATAGGAGATCGTCATGGAAATCGTAAATGAAAGAAGCACCAGCATCGTCACTCTGACATTCAGGGACGAGACAGGCGCCCAGGTGACCCCGTCTGCAGGCACCTACCGGATCGACGATGCGGCCTCCGGAACGGAGATCCGGGCCTCGACGCCCTTCACACCGTCTGGCTCGACCCACGACATCATGATCACGGACGAAGAGAACCGCATCCTCGATGTCACCCGCAACATAGAGGAACGCATCGTGACGGTCTCCTTTACCTACGGGGTGGGCAAGAAGGGCAGCGGCGAGTACCGCTATAGTGTGAAGAATCTATTAAAAATGAGTTAAATGATCAGCGATCTGCTGAGCATGATTTTCAATCCCGCTTCGTCAACGAGGACGTTCGGGCAGTAAAGAGATAATCCGAAACTTCATTACCTGGTCATTTCGAGCTATTTCAAACAATCTCGAGAATGACACAGGATTTTTGCGTCCTGCACTCGACCCATTTTATTTTGTCGCCGTTTTCATTTTTTTGTCGCCGATTATGTTTCATTTTGTCGCAGATTAAGTTTCTCTCGACAGTTTTTCGCGGAAAAATCTACTCAAAATTTCAGCGCATTCCGTCGCCAGGACCCCGCCTGCGACCTCCACCCG